AAACCTGCACTTAAAGTAGATGTTTAATAATTAAAGGGAGTAAAAAATGACAAACATTGTTCCGAGTGATATACAAGTTCCTGCACATCTTGCAGGCAAAGTGGGTGTGCCATCTGTATTGGCACAGTCTTTAACAGGTGGGTTATCATCTGGTGGTGAAGGGTTCCCACGCATATCCATCAAGGGTAGTAGGTTTCGTATCGTAGATGGTGGTACTGAGACTTTACTTGATTCAACTAAGTTAGATATAATCGTTGTAGGTGCTAATCCTAGGCTATCTAAGACATGGTATGAAAAGCCGTGGACTCCAGATGCAGAGCCATCAGCACCAGATTGTTTCTCTTTAGATGGTGTTGGTCCACATGTTGACAGCACTAAACCTCAGAATGACTTGTGTGCTTCATGCCCACAGAATGCTTGGGGTTCTAAGGTAACACCACAAGGTCAGCAAGTTAAAGCATGTGCAGACCAAAAACGATTAGCAGTGGTTGCTGCAGATGACCCAACTGGCTCAGTGTACTTATTACAAGTAACACCAGGAGCATTAAAAGGGTTAAACAGTTATCAAAAGGAATTATCTACTAGAGGTATTCCACCAGAAATTGTTAAGACAACGATTTCTTTTGATACTGACGCATCATATCCTAAACTAGCGTTTAGTTTTGGTGGGTTTATTAATGAAGCAGCACAGGAAGCAGTCGATAAGTTGTTTGGTATTGATGCAGTGCTGACTATTACAGGTGAAAAGGAAATCATTAAAGAGGCTACTATTGTATCAGCACCTGCTATTGAGGAAGCTCCTGTTAAGGAAGCTCCTGCTGAGAAAAAGGAAGTAAAAGGTTTTGGTAAAGTAGCAACTGAAGAACCTAAGGCAAAACCTAAAGCCAAGAAGGCTGCTGAAGAACCAGATGCAGCACCAGTTGTTGATGCAGCAGCAAGCAATTTGGCTGATGAGATTGCCGCACTTGTAGGAGATGTAGCAGATGACAAATAAAGCCCCACTTGACTTTTCTAAAGTGGAGTCTCTTAGAAAGCATATGATGCTGACTATCACTGACCTGTCGTCAGTTCTAGGTGTATCACGCATGACTTACCATAGTTGGAGAAAAGGACAACCTATGCGTAAAGAAAATGATAAGAAGATGCGTACTACTCTTAGAAAGTTACTGGCAGTCATGCAAGATAAAGAGTGGCCTTCACCCGATATCATTGTAATGGAACCTGCTGATAGAAAAAAGAGACTTCTCGAGTACTTAGAGGAGTATCATTAACCAGATTGGGGAGAGGTTTTATAATGTTCCTCTCCCCTTCTTTAAGGAGGACACATGGATACGTTGGAGTTTCTACAACGAATTCTACCGTCCAAAGGATTCTATGTTACTACCGTTATTAATAAAGATGGCAATAGGCAAGGGTTCTTTGATAGTGTAGAAGAATTAGCAAAGGTCTGTATTAGGTCAGACCAGTCAAAAAACAACACCTACTATGCAATCTCAGCATTTAAAGAGAAAGGAAATAGAAAACAAGACAATGTAAGAGCAACTAAAGTAGTTGCTTTAGATGTAGATTGTGGTAAATCAAAGCCGTATCCATCTTGGAAAGAAGGTCTAACTGCATTAGGTAAATTCATTGCCGATATGAAATTGCCTAAACCTATGGTTATATTTTCTGGTAATGGGTTGCATGTTTATTGGACACTAACTAGAGAACTAGACCCAGATAAATGGAAAGTACTCGCTAGTGCTATGAAACTAGCATCAGTAGAGAAGCAATTCCATATTGATGCAGGGCTAACAACTAACTCAGCACTGGTATTACGACCAGTAGGTACACATAATCCGAAGAATGGAAATCAGGTGAAGTTGTTGATGGATGCTGAGCCTGTTACACCTGAAGTTCTTTCTGATGTTCTTACGAATTACATGCAACATCATGGGGCCCATCATTTAGGCCAACCACGTAAGAACTCGTTGCTAGGTAATTTAGCAGTCGAAACTGAGTTCCCACCTGCTATTGGTTCAGTTGTAGCAAGTAAGTGTAAGCAGATAGATTGGGCTATTAAGAACCAAAAGGATGTGCCAGAACCATTATGGTACAGTTTAATCGGAGTCGCTGCATTCTGTGTAGACCCAGAAGATACAGCAATCAAGTGGAGCGAAGGGCATGAAGCCTACTCTGAATCAGTAACAAGAAAGAAAGTAATACAATGGAAGGCTAATGCTACTGGTCCAACTACTTGTGGTAAGTTTCTTTCTGATAGACCTAATGGTTGCAGAGGGTGTAAATTCAAAGATAAGGTTGGCTCACCTGCAAGATTAGGTATACAGTATCAAGAGGTGGCAGTTAATGCAGAAGCACCAGATAAGGTAGCAAACTCAGTGCTTATGCCTAAACCATTCAAAAGAACTACACAGGGTATCAAGATGACCATTGACGATACTGACATTGACATATGCAAGTTTGATATATATCCTGTTGGCTATGGTCGTGACGACCATCTAGGCTATGAAGTAGTACGCTACCACTGGAAACGCCCTCATATAGGGTGGACTGAACTGGTATTACGGCAAGCATTTCTAACTGATGGGAGCAGGGAATTCCCTACTGCAATAGCAGACCAAGGGATAGTATTATTTAATAAACGACAAACGGAGTACTTTCAACTTATGCTACGAACTTACATGGAAGAACTAAGGCAGATACGCACTATGACTAACCTATACTCAACTATGGGTTGGAAGGAGAAAGATACATATTTTGTTATAGGTGACACTGTTATCCACAAGGATGACAAAGATGATATAAAGGAAGAAAAAATTTCGCTATCAACAGTATCTAATTCATTAGGTACTGATATGTATAGCAAGAAAGGTAGTGCTGAAGCGTGGACTAAGATGTCTAGTATGCTTGACAAAATTAATATGCCAAGTCATATGTTCGCTTTAGGTGTTGGGTTTTCTGCCCCATTATATAACTTCACTGGTTTGAAAGGAATAACTATATCCTTGTATGGTCCAACTGGTGGTGGTAAGACACTAGCACAATACTGGGTACAATCTATCTATGGTGACCCAGAAAAATTACACTTCGCTGCAAAGTTCACACAGAACACATTGTTCCATAGAATGGGACTGTATGCTCATCTACCGATGACAGTAGATGAAGTAACCATGATGCAAGATAGAGATGTTGCTGACTTCTGTTATTGGGTAAGCCAAGGTAGAGATAAGGCTAGGCTTAATCGTGCTGCAATTGAGAAGGAAACTAAGACTTGGGCAACACCTGTCATGGTATCAACAAATAAGTCGCTACAATCGAAGTTAATAGCTTCTGGGTTAGATACTGATGCTCAGATGGCACGTTTATTGGAAGTTACTGTACCTCCACATGAGTTATTCACCAAGAACAGTGAAGCAGGACGAAATATTTATAACTTTATCACAAGCAACTACGGATACATAGGACATACATACATAAGTAAGTTGATAGAAATAGGCAGCGATGGCATAAGAGCCATGATTGCTGAGGCAACAGACAAGTTCCATAAGAGATATGATGCGAGTTTCAGTGGTGAGGAACGCTTCTGGGAACAGGCTATTATCCTTGCAGACCTATCATCTAAACTTGCTAAAGAATGGGGTTTAATTGACTATGACTACACTAAAGGTACTGAATGGGTACTAGGACAGATTGGTGCTATTCGTACTGTTGCTGCTGAAAGCAGGGTAGACTCATTTGATATAATTGCTGACTACCTTAATGACTTCGCTAATGTTGCTGTTACAATTATGCATACAGCAGGACAGAAACCTGTAGTAGACTTTGGTAGATTACCTCGTGGTGAGATACGCATTAGGTTTGATGTCCATCGTAATTCAATGGCAGATGTATTTAATAGTGGTACACTAATGATAGACAGAGCACATTTCCGTAAGTGGTTATCCATGAAAGGACATGACTACAAGTCATTCTGCAATGAACTCATAGGCGAAAATGTTGATGCTACCCCTAGGTCTAAGAAATGTTTCCTAGGTAAGAACACACCAATTAAACTAGGGCAATCCTATGTTATTGGTATTAATCTCAATCACCCTAGACTACAAGGCATACTAGATGATGCTGATGTAGCAGCAGAGGATTTGACTTTCGGTCAAATGACAATGGTTAAATGATGAAACATATACTTACATTTATATACTTCATAATGGCAGCAACCTGTACAGGTTGTCTGCTGTATGTGGTGATGTGGCTTGATGCTCTAAGAAAAGGGTGGCTAATTTAGGTCGTATAAGTCCATCAACCACTTTATATCTTTCCGCATGTTCTTAGGTGAAGACTTAAGGTAGCGTCCAGATGTTGGTCTTAAAGCCTCTCTTGCAGCACGATTGGCGTTTGGCACAAAATTCTTTATATAGAACTCAGTACCACGAGTTTTCCTATTCCAATCTCGCACCTGTTGCTTAATCTCATTAAGCATAGATTGATTCTTTGAAACTTTCGCTTTCACATAAGCAACTTGAAAATTTCTGCGTATATCTGCCGTGTAATCACTTACCCTCTTGGAAATTCTGACTACTCTATTCTCCCGAGTAGCGACAGCAGGGTAGAACCCTGCGATTCTTCTCACGACATCAAACGTTGTCATATCTGTTGACACAACTTTTCCTTGTGCATTTGTTATTGAACCATCTCTGTTGTAGGCGTAACCATCACTTACTGCCCTTAATGCAGCGATAGGTGATTCTCGTAGAATATCATTTATTCTAGTGGTATCTGGCTTAAAGCCTAGTGCTTCGCCTCCATATCGTAATGTCGACTTACCCATACCTGCTAATCCTGTAAACATTGCATATACTGGTCCGAATAAATTCTCAGCTTCGCGTTGAAAGTTAGCACCTGCTCTGAATGCACCAGTTAAAGGAACTAAGTCACCATGTCCTAGTCTAGTGGATACAGTAGCACCCGAGAACCTATCAAGGACACCATTCATAATGTATGGTGACAAACCTGGGGCTATATTATCAAGTATCTTATGTGCTTCCATCTCTACACTACCCATTCTAATACCGAGCATCTGTGCGATAGTATCAATTAAGTCAAACAAGTCGTCAGCAAATGGGAACCCTTTCAATCCTGCTGCAAGGAACATCAACCCTAGATATGTCACCTTACCCTGCCACGGCATTGCTGCAAGTAACTGGACTGAAGTAAGTACGAACTGCTTGTACATAAATGGATACTGGAATATATTACCACGGGCTATCTGAGGTCTGTTATACATATCGTAGTTGCCCTGTGTTTCATCAACAGCCTTGTTGGCTTCCTCTGAAGCCCTATCTCTCAGTTGATTTGGGTCTGTTATCCCCGATGCTTCAAGTCTTTCACGATATAAGCGATATGTGGCTAATGCAGTAGTTCGACGATTGAGTTGTTCAGTATATGTGAACGGATACATCCATACTTGTATTGCTTTAATTGTTCTTGCTTTCTCTATACCACCTCTTGCTGAGCCTGCTAGAGCGTTGAATTGCGCGGGGGACAGAATCCCAAGCCTTGTCTCTTGCAGTAAGAACTCTACTTCATCTTTAGTAACTCCATAGTTGTTTACCCAGCCTGCTTTTTTAGTTTTAGGCCAGTTCTCCACCATATCTGCTAGGAATTCTTCTGTCCCAAACTTGGCATTCTTAAGGTTGTTTCCAGCCATTGTTACTTCTGCAGTTGCCCTACTTAAACCGAAACCCCCACCTACTCCTCGCTTTGAGTTATGGTATGCTAGATAAGGAACAGTGTGTAAAGGGATGGATGTGAGATTAACTAATGCTGTTGCAACATTTCCACCTAATTGGCCTAATACAGTAACCATCTTAAGTTGTGCACTTATCTTACCAGATAGTATATCTTCCGTACTGGTCACAACATCTGTAGATTGCTCATACCATGATACTATCTTGGTGGCTTCATCACGGTAGCGTTCACCTCTCCCCCTTAGTTTAAGTTTATACTCCTTACCGCCAACATCTATTTTATACACTCCTTTCTCTGCTTTATACCTCTTACCACTAATAGTTAATTGACTCACATCGCTTAACGCCCTGGAATGGCTATACATATAAGAGTATCGTTCAAATATATCACGAACTATT